CCAGGATTGCGTAAACGCATGAATGAAGGATACCGACAACTCAACGATCGTGATTTCTTTGGTACTAAACAAGTCCAAAACTTTGCAGATCTTCTCTTGATTGACAAAATCAATCTATACTTCAAAGCAGGATTTTCTTGTGGTGTTACATTCACAGCTGATGAGAAAGCATTCGTGAATCGTGCAGAGCGTACTGAAACAGTTGAAGAAGTTATTCAGTTGGCTCAAGATGTTTATGCGTATGCTAAACAACAATCAGAAGAGCGTAAGCAACGCATGAAAGAAGAAAATCCTCAAGACTTTGAGGATGAAGAAGAGGAAGATCCAATTTATACCGACTTTGATGATTTGGATATGGATGGTGATTGGGATGAACAGGAAGACGATGAACCTGATTTGAAACCAACATCTTCACCGAAGAATCAAAACGATGAACGCAAACAGGAAGACGATGAACCTGATTTGGAATCTCAAACAGATCGTGCTTTCCAAAGCAAACTAGAAGATCTCGCAGACGAAAATACAGAGTACAAGTATTGGAAGTTTGAACCTGCTCCAAAAGATATTATTGTTGGGTACAAACAGATTCTAAATGAAACTAAATCACCTGAACTCTGGGCTGAAGAAGAACTAGATGGCAGATATCGTTATGTTAGTAAAGAAGATATGCAACACATCTCTGGTGTGCAATCAAAAGATTTTGATAACTTCAAGACAGAATCAATTCGTACTGTAAATTATCTTGTCAAAGAATTTGAGATGAAAAAGTCTGCACAATTGTATAAGCGTGCACAAGTATCAAAGATTGGCTCTCTTGACATGAAAAAAATCTATGCATACAAATTGCAAGATGATTTGTTCAAGCGTGTCACAACAATTCCTAAAGGTAAGAATCATGGTATGATTCTGCTTGTTGATTGGTCTGGCTCGATGAGTGAAGTCTTACAAGATACATTGAAACAAGTTATTAACTTGGCGATGTTCTGTAATCGTGTTCAGATTCCATATCGTGTCTTTGCATTCACTGATGGATACAAAGATAAAGCCAATAAAGTTGCTGCAGAGGATTGGGCTGCACACTGCGAAAAACTAAAAGAAATTTACAACGCAAAGGTAGAACAAGGCGATATCATTAAGATCGAGGGTTTCCATCTTCTTGAATTGTTTAGCAACAAAATGACTACCAGCGAGTTTAATAACATGGCTCGTCGTGTATTGGATTATCGTTTCCAATGGAATGAAGGATACAGCACTGGTGGAACACCATTGAATGAAGCATTGGTCTGGTGTTATCAGAACATTGGTGATTACATGAAGAACAATTCTATTGAGAAGATGACATTCATTACTCTTACTGATGGCGAGGGTGCATCATTGAGTGGTTATGGACATCGTTATCTTGAAGAATCTAGAACTGAAATTATTGGCAGTGAATACAAGCGTATCAAAACCAAACATCTTATGCGTGATGAAGTTACTCAGAAAACATATGAGATGAGTCGTTACTCAAACTTCCAAGCAGAAATGATTTTGCGTATGATGAAAGATCGTTATGGTATTGCATTGGTAGGATTCCATATCTGTCGTAACACTCGTCGTGATTTGTCTGGTGTTCTGAATGCTAATCTACCATCTTTCCGTGGCGATCAATTCTCAGTCATTGAAACATGGAGAAAAGATTTCCGTGCACAAGGGTTTGCATCTATCAAAAACACTGGTCGTGATGACTTGTTTATTATCCCACAATCTTCTACCAGAATTGAAGAGGGTGAGTTGGATGTAAAGGCAGATGCAAATGCAAAAGCGATTGCAAGAAACTTTGGCAAATTCTTGAATGTCAAGAAGACTAGCCGAGTCCTACTCAATCGTTTCGTGGCTCTAGTAGCGTAAGTTGTTGTTTTTACAGGGGAAACTAATCCCCTGTGACGTGTAGGGTTATTGCAAATAATGCTTGTCTTTAATTGCGATTTAGGTAATAATTATGGATGTAATACTTGATTATGGAGAAAATGTGATGGCAAAAACCGATACCCTGTTCCGTGAACAGTTTGAAGCAAAGATGCACGAATTGCACCCAGATGTGCAAACTCGTGGTACTGTATCCCGTCCAGAATTGCTGGCTGTGATGCAAGCATTAAAGACTGAGAAATATCCTCTTTGGCTTATGAAAGATAAAGTTGGTCGTGGTCTATATGCAATTGATGGTGGTACTCATGCAGTTGTTGGAAACACTGCACTGAAACCTAAGGTTGAAACAAAACAAGAATCATTTATTGTGGACTACACTAACACTGAAGCACTCATTCCAAAGAAAGATCCGAACTTTGTACCATTCGGTAACTACAATGATTTGGAACATATTATCAAGTCAGGTATCTTTTATCCTGCATACATTTCTGGTCCAACTGGGAATGGCAAGTCAACGATGGTCGAACAAATTTGTGCAAAGCATAAGCGTCCATTGATTCGTGTTAATCTTAACATGATGACTGACGAAGAACAACTCATCGGTTCCAAAACATTGGAAAATGGTAATGTGGAGATTATCGAGGGTCCAGTTCTTATCGCCATGCGCAATGGTACTGCACTCTTGCTTGACGAGATTGATGCTGGCTCTGCCAATACTCTGCTCTGCTTGCAACCAATTCTTGAGGGTAAACCATACTACTTCAAACTCAAGAATGAGATGATTGTTCCAGCTGAAGGATTCAACGTCTTTGCCACTGCCAATACTAAGGGTAAGGGTTCAGATGATGGTCGTTACATCGGTACAAACATTTTGAACGAAGCATTCTTGGAGCGATTCGCTGTGACATTCGAACAGGAATATCCTAATGCGAAGATCGAAGTTAAGATTATTAAGAATCTCATGGAAACTTATTCATGTCTAAATGAAGAGTTTGCAGAGACACTCGTAAAGTGGGCAGATGCAATTCGTCGTACTTTCGAGGATGGTGGTGTGGATGAAACTATTACTACTCGTCGTATGATTCACATTGTTCGTGCTTATGCAATCTTTAAGACCGAACAGAAAGCAGTTGAGTTATGTTGCAATCGTTTCGATGCTGCAACAAAGACTGCATTCATCGACTTGTATGATAAAGTTGCAAATCCGCAACCAGAGGTTGTCGTGGAGCAACCAGTTGCAACACCCGAAGACGAGGTTCCATTTTAAACTTGTCTTTAATTAGAAACTGTAGTATACTTACATCTTGTTATCATTGAAAAAGGAAATTTATTATGTTGAAATTTGCAAACTTGACCCTGTCCCAAAAACGATTCGTTGTGTCTGTTCTTGAGACCAACAAACAATACAAGAAAGATGGTCGCATTACTTTGAAAGAATGTGCATCGATCTATTACACTCTCCGTGACCAGCGTACTGGTGCGAAGAACGAGAAGATTGGTTACCCTAACTGGTTGTTCAACAAGAACAAAGTCGAGCGTGGTGTATATCAACTTCCCTTGCCTACTGAGTCAGACATGACTGCATACAGCAAAGAACTCGCTGACAAGCAGACTCCAAAAGTCACTAAGGCGAAAGCCAAAGTTGCTAAACTTGCAAAGGCTAAAACTGTTAAAGTAAAAGCACCTAAGCAAGTTGAAGCACAGAAGACTGATGCATTGGAATCTTCTCGTCTGCAAAAAATCATCGATGATTCCATTCCTGTGGATGACGATGTAGAAGACTTTAATGCAATTCTTAAAGAGAATGGCATCGAAGTTTAATTAAGATTTTTCGTATCATCTGGGGTTAGCCATCCCCCAGATGATTTTTTCATTTGATGGTTTATTATGGAGATTTATTATATGTCTAAACAAGAACTGTTGTTGACCCACCTGCAAAAAGGTAAAGAGTTTACTGCAAAGCAGATCAAGTCCTCTTTTGGTATTGCACATCCTGCCAGCACTATTCGCAATTTGCGTGATCAAGGTTACTGTGTATACTCAAACCCAGCAGTTGTGAATGGCACTGAAGTGGTTAAGTATCGCATTGGTCGTCCAACTCGCAAAATGGTAGCAATTGCTAATGCAGTAGCTGGATCATCTGTATTTACTCGTACAGCCTAATTAAGTGAGTAATCAATGGACATTCTTCGGAGTGTCCATTTGTTGTTTCATTTGGAGAGATTATGGCAACCAAAGAAGATATTAAGAAGTCTCAAAATGCTACCACTGGTGGTCGTAAATTTGATGGTGGTAAACTACAATATGGTTTACTTCCACCACTTGCATTAAAAGCAACTGTAGAAATTCTAACATTTGGTGCGGAGAAATACGAACCAGATAATTGGAAACATGTTCCAGATTCTAAACGAAGATACTTTGACGCAATGCAAAGACATCTATGGGCATGGAAAGAGGGAGAGCAAGACGATCCCGAAACTGGAAAGAATCACTTGGCACATGCAATGTGCTGCCTTATGTTCTTATATGAACACGATGTTAAGTATTCAAAATAAATTTGTCAAAAACCTCGTTCTGAGGTATAATGTTTTATACATAGTAATGTAATCATTTGAATGGAGAAAAGTAAATGAAACTTAGTAAAGAAACTGTATCGCTAATTAAGAATTTCGCAGGGATCAATTCGAACCTGCTTCTTAAGAGTGGTAATAAACTAGCAACAATCAGTGCACAGAAGAATGTGATGGCTGATGCAACTATCACGGAGACATTCCCTGACTTTGGCATCTACGATCTCAATGAGTTCTTGGGTGCGATGTCTTTGTTTGACGATCCTGAACTTGAGTTTGCAGAGAAATTTGTCTCAATCAAACAAGGTAACATGAACATTAAGTTCTTTGCTGCAGACCCAACTGTGCTAACTGCTCCACAAAAAGCAATTACATTCCCTGAAGCAGAAATTAACTTTAGTATGTCTGCGAATATGTTAAGTATGATTAACAAAACAGCATCTGTTCTTCGTGCAGCAGATGTGGCAATCGTTGGTGATGGTTCAACAATCACAGCAGTGGTTGGAGATAAAAAGAATGCAACAGGAAACTCTTACAGTGAACCTGTTGGAACTACTGATAAGAAATTCAAAGTGAATCTTAAAGTAGAAAACCTAAAGATGCTTCCAGGAGATTATGAAGTATCAATTTCAAGTAAAAAGATTTCCCGTTTTAAATCTCCGAGCAGTGACTTGGTTTATTATGTAGCAGTGGAAGCAGATTCTACATTTGAGTTTTAATTTCAGAGAGGATATAATTCCTCTCTATTCTATATTATGTGGAGATTTATATGATTGAAAGTCGTGATGAGCAGTTCTTGTGGGTTGAGAAATATCGTCCACAAAAGATTGATGATTGTATTCTTCCTGAGTCTTTAAAGAAGACATTCAAGGATTATGTTGCACAAGGTGAGTTGCCTCACTTTCTATTGTGTGGCACAGCAGGTGTGGGTAAAACTACCATCGCCAAAGCACTGTGTAATGAAATTGGTGCAGAGTTTGTGATTCTTAATGGTTCAGATACTGGTGGTCATATTGACACACTTCGTACTACCATTAAGGGTTTCGCTACATCTGTATCGCTGACTGATGCTAAGAAAGTTATTATCTTAGACGAAGCAGATTATCTACAAGCAAACTCCACTCAACCAGCACTCCGTAATTACATGGAAGAATTCTCTGCCAATTGCAGATTTATCTTCACTGCTAATTATAAGAATCGTATCATTGAACCGATTCATTCTCGCTGTGCTGTTATTGAATTTAAGATTGACTCTAAAGAGAAGCAAGAGATTGCTGCAGCATTCTTTAAACGAGCAACTGCTATTCTCAAACAAGAAAACATTGAGTTCGATCCTAAAGTTGTAGCAGAACTAATCACTAAACACTTTCCTGATTATCGTCGTATTCTTAATGAGATGCAACGATACTCTGTGTCAGGTAAAATCGACTCAGGCATTCTCGTCAATATGTCTGAAGAATCTTTCAAAGGTTTAATTAAACTTATG